CTCCCCTTCTGCTCGTGAGAGCAGAAAACTAGCGCTCGAGCTGAGCGCTAGTGCCTTTTTCAGAACCCAAAGGGAACACTACTACTCGTAGTGTGCTTCGAAGTTGCGTATCGTACTCGCAAAGAAAGCGAGTGCTTTACCGCGACGCTCCGGAGTCATATCCCTAAGTCTCTGCATCAGGACCTCGTACTGATTCTCAGCACTTAACCTAAGGACGGTCGAAAGCAGCTTGTTAGCTGTTTTTCGAGACGTACTTGGAGTCAAGTACAGATTATGAAGTGCAAGGCCGCTGGCTATCATGCTGTATCGCAAGACACAGTCAAGGTAGTCCTCTTGAGAAGTATGCCCTGTTAACGATTCGAAGTCGAAGTTACCTTCGACCAAAAAAGCGTCTACCATGGTATTACCTTTCTAGTGCGGAGCTTTAGAGAGTTTCTCTTTGGTGACCGAGTTGGATCACTAAGATATTCTTCTCCGAGCCCACGGTTCAAGTGGAAGAAGAGAAGTCTATCATATCCTTCAAGTTCATCACTGATCTTGCCGGATCCTACCGTAAGAGTATTTACTACGTACTCTGAAGTGTTGGTTTTCTTATTCCAACGCAGAGTGGGCGTAGGCCCCTCACGGTAAAAGTGCCAACCTAGTCCGCTGCACGTTTCCTGGACTGACGGAAGCTTGTACATCTTGTCGACGTAGTCCGCTATCCGATGAGCCGTACGAGTCAATCCGCTCTTGTAAAAGCGGTTTGCCATATGAACCCAGGAAACGAAGTTAACAGCATTCTTATGTGACTGAGGCGGTTTTTGACGTAAGTAAACGGGCGTCACAAGGACCCCGTTTAAGTAGTCATGGCCGCACGACTCACGAAAAGGCCCTTGTGAAAAGGTCTTTTTCGAGTTAACCTTAAGACCGAAAGCCTCAAGGTAATCAGTCACTTTAACGATGCAGTCAGCGGGGACAATCAAGTCGTCCCCGAAGACCAATATATCCTTTCGGGCGTTTTCGAATGCCTCAAGGGATTTAGGTCTGCCGAACCGGTTTAAGACCCTGCGTTCATCACAAACTGCAGCGATGCAGATCATGAGAAAGCAAATGGCCTCTACTGGAAAGGTAAGAGCAGAACCCATCGAAGCGTACTTCCGTAGATGAAACACCGTTCCATCTTGCATCATAGCCCTAGTTGAACGACACCCCAAAAGGTGCCGGAGCAGCAAAGGACTATGTCGGAAAACGGTCGTAACCAGCTTAACGCTGACACGATCGGACGCTTCGGAGAGATCAACTGTTGCGAGCTTACCGTCTATTGACCCTTGTCGCGCAGCTTCCTGGTTAGGTCGCTGATCGTCAAAGTTAAGATGACTCAGTAAGTTCTTACCGCCCTTGAAAGGCGGCCGGCGGAGACTCTTCACCAAACGCGCTGCAGTCAGCTGTTGTGCAAACTGCATAGCTGTTGGTTCGACGCATATAATGCGTGAGGTCTTCATCGTCTTAGGGACGGAAACTACCTTCACAGGTAATTCGTCTCTAGGTTCAGTGATCTCTCTGTTCGACTGGTGTACGGTTGAGAAGCCGTACAGATGTTCCCAGCTGAACAAATCATCCCACCTCCTTAGAAAGTCGCGACTACGATATTTACCGTTAGCCCAGGCCTTATCAGCCGTGGCTCCTGGTCCATGTCGTGGAAGGATCGACAAGTCGCCGATCGCCTTCGCAAATTCGCTATCTACTGTCGGGGAGAACCTCCGGCAAACAGCGTTTAAAACGAAGACCTTCTCACTAGGGAATTTTGGCAGTCTACGGAGACTGTCGTCTGTGCTACGGTAAGCAGCCTTCGCTCTGAGATCCCTTGCGGGATTGCAGACTAAGAATACTTTCTTGTACCATAGACAGATCTGCCGTATGAACTTCACGGCAAGCGCATCTGGATGCTCCAAACGCACTCCGGTAACCGCATCAAAGACACGACAAGTCAACCCATGCAAGAAGCACGGTAAGACTGACTTACTTTTAGGTCTCTTCCGAAACCTTGAGTAAATCCAGGTCGCAGCCTGTCCCCGCTGTAGGCTTTCTTCAAGCCACTCCGAGAACAGAGGAAGGGTAATCCCGAGAAAGGATTCTCCTTCGTCTTTGCAACGAAATAAGATGGTTATCTTATCTCGTTCTATATCAGCACAAGTATCAATATGTGCCTCATCGAGTTGTCCAAGAAGGATGTCTAGTAGGCTTTTCATTGATTCTCCTACGAAAGGAGGGTTTCAATCCATAGCCTCACATGCTCCCAGACGCCGTTCACTTTAGAGTGAACGCACACCGTAAAGTCCGTCCACGTGACGAACGCACAAGTGAATCTGAACACCGGATGATAAGTCCGATGTTTTAAGATTCGAGTGCGAGAAATTTCGCCATGTTGGCCGCCTGTGACATATAGCCGCAGATGCCGGTCAGAAGATCAGTCAGGTTAGTGGTTGTGAAACCACCAGCCGGCCGATTCAGAACGACATATGCACTAGCCGACACAGTTCTGGTAAGTCCAGTCGCTGGATCCGTATACGGAGTATAGAAGTCGATACGAGCCTCCGACCTATTTCGAGCACCTTTCTTATGGGTGATCGAAGCAGTGTAGAGGCCGTCCGCCGTCGAATACTCCGCAGCGTATCCATCAGACTTGATACGTGCCATAGACTTTGCGGTCCCTCCGGAAAGGGCATTTGTTTGCCCAACCGAAATTGAGATGGGATCTGCGAACATGAAAGTATCCTTTTCTTGTTGTTGGAGAGGTCTCGTACCTCTCGTATTACGTACGCGTGGCGAACGAATGCCCGCCACCCGTAAGTCCTAAAGCAACAAGGATGGACCACTGATACGCCGATAAAGACGCAAAAGTGAATCCAAACCCGTAAGGGTTTGCGACCTCCCTCTGTCTAAACTCGTATTCTGTTCGGCTCTCGCCTGACATCGTACGAATTGGACCGACCCAGACAAAAGATACTTGCTTGCCTGTTTGTACACGCACGTAACCGGGCGCCTGATATGTATAGTTCTCACTACACATAACATAAGCGTATTCGGCCACGACGTGATACTTGGCACGCAAGTAGATGTTCTGGACTACATTACCTGTACTCGTAAACCAATCGAGAAGCCAAGACCACGGGAATACCTTGTAAAGTATTGTCGGGTCTAAAGCTAAACCAAGCAGCTCACTTTTCAGAAGAGCATGATCCTCTACAGTGTAGGGATCGCTTGCGAGTTCTGGGA